CCGCGAGCGTTCCCGCCGAACAGCGGCTGCCGGGTTGAGTGACGCAATGAATTTGTCGAAAGCGTTCATGAATCGGTGTCTCGTTTGAAGCTGACATAACGGCGGGTCACAGTGCCTGAGCCAAGCTTGCTGCGAATTAAATCCCGAACTTGTAGCAATTCCGCAAGGCTGCGGTATTTGACGCGCTTGTCGTCGTATTCGACTTCAAGGTATCCGCCAGCAATGGCCTCTTCGATTGCGGCTAATCCTGCTTCTGAAAACACTGCAAAACCTCCTGAAACTTTATTTTATCGGTTCAAAGGAAGCTAGATCGCTTCCGTTTGATCTGATTTCTTGGTTGTTTGCCTGTATTTGGCATTTCACCCGTAAGGCTAGCCCCGGCCTGCTCGGCTTCGTAAGCCCAGCGCTCATCATCCCAACGGTCAGCACCAACAGCGGCGGCGGCAGCCCGGCCATAAACCCGGCAATCCAACGCTTCGTTCCGCTCCCTTGTTTGCTCCCATTGATATTTTTGATAGCCGCGCACAATGCGGCTCACTAATGCTTCGGCTGTTAGCTGCCTAAAAAATTCTTCAGGGTGTTGCGGGAAATGGCACCAACCAAACGGCAACGGCTCATCTGCGTCTGTCGGTTGCTTGCGGCGGAGCCACCCGTAAAGCTCGCCTTTTGCGACACTTACGCCCACTGGCCAAACCTTAATTCCGCTTCTAATTTTTTTTCCGCGAACGGTCATTTCCACAGGAGACGGGAGGCCAAGAATTGTGTTCTGTGTGTCGCGGCCTTTGATGGCCATAGTGCTTAGAGCCGATCGAGTTTTGACCCAGCGGTAAACCTCTTGCGTGCGATAGCCCGTGTCAATCGCAACCATTCGGATTGGCATTCTTAAGCCGTCTGTTCCTGTTGGGAAAGTTGTTTCGACTTGGCGGCTTAATAATTCCCAAATCTCATCCCCTGCTGTATCGCCTGAAATTACTGCATAGTCAAGACTCCAGCTCTCAAGGTTTTTCCCCCAACCAATAAATTCCATTTCTAAACGGTCTTTTTGCACGTCAATTCCGCAAGTAATAAAGACAACGCCGTCAGGCACTTGGCCCATTGGATAAACTTCCCGGCGGTGGTAAAGCACTTCCCATTCAGGGGCTTCGCCTGTGTCTGAATAAGTCATTCCCAAAACAGTGTTTTGGAAAACGCGCATCATCTCGTCAGACTTTTTTGCTTCTAAAAATTTTTCGACACATTCTTTCCAGCTGAACCAACCAAGCGGTGAATAAAGCGAACTTATGTGATAAGAACGCCATTTGCCTTCCGGGTTTTGAGGCATCCACATTCCTGCCGGAAGGATTTTGTTTTTGTGATGTTCTTCAAATTCCTCTTCACAATGAGCGCATTTGTAACGAACGGTCTCAGGCTTGTTTTCTTCCCAGCGCATTTGCTCCCAGACCAATTGCTGAAACGTGCCGCAATGTGGACAGGGCAATTCAAAAACGCGCATGTCGCCTTCTGTAAATTCCCGTTCAATACGGCTGCGGCCTGCAATTGTTGGGGTAGAAGTCCAAAATGTTTTGCGACGGCTAAAGGTTCGCGTCCGGGCTTCAGCCAAACCACAAGGGTCGCCTTCCCCGTCAACGTCGCCAGGGTAAGCATCAATTTCGTCAAGAAACAAAAAACGGATTGGCGTAGAGCGCAAACCTGACGCTGAATTGCTGCCAGTTAGAACCAAAATGCCACCCGGAAATTCCTTGGCGAGCTGGCTGTTGCCGCTGTCTCTAGCGCGTGGATCTTTGACTTTTGCTTTTAGCCGAGGGCTTTCTTCTATTAATGGCGCGATGCGGGTCTTGCTGTTCCGTTTTGCCATTTCAACTGTTGGCTGAACCGCGAGCGTTGGCGCGGGGCAATTGTCGATTATGTAGCCGAGCCAGTTGTTGCCTGCCTCAGTTTTCCCAACCTGGCTACCGGCCATGAAAACAACTTTTTCAACCGGGCTAGTTGCTGAAAGTGCGTCCATGATCTCCTTTAAGTAAGGAGTCCTTTCAGTTCGCCACTGTCCTGGCTCTGCTGATGCTCGCTGGCTTAAAAATCTATGCGTGTCGCTCCATTCAGAAACAGTTAGCACCGGGTCAGGCAAGATGCCTTCCCTAGCTGCCTTCCAAAGAACTTGTGAGGCGTTAGCCAATGCCATCGCTTTCTGCCAATTGGGTTAAAGAACGATCAATCTCCCGTTGCATAACAAGCATCATTTCATGACGTTTGTCCGGGGTAAGTTCACCGACAATAGCTGCCAGCTCACTGACAACCCGAACCGGAATATTTTGCACAGCGTCACGGAAAATGCGCGTAATTTTAAATTGCGCGGCTGTCGCTTCATCAGCGTTAATTAGCTGCCCTGCCTTTTCCTTGAATTCAAGTTCTAGCAATTTTGATTTGTAAACTTCCCCAATTGCTCTGGCTTTGCTGTAGCTCGGTGCGCTTGGCAGTTGCTCCATGCCTGCCGCGCTGGCTTTGCCTTGCCTTATAACTTCCGCCGTGCGTTGCTGGCTTTCATCTGTGTTGCTGTTCCATTCTCGGTTGGCGATTGCTGCGTCAATTAAATAACCGCGCTTCCCTTGCGTGACCCCTTTTTTGATGCGCCCATCTCCAATAGCTTTTCGTACCGCTTGCGGTGTTTTGCCGATGAGCTTGGCGTAGTCAGAAAGTTTTAAAAGGTTATCCATTATTCCAACGCACTAGATGGCGAATAACTTATGCGAAAACCACGCATTGGCGCGACTTCTTTGCAAGATTCAAATGCTGTGCGCGTTCTTGCTTGCACAAAAACTTCAGTCTCAGTGTCGTCTATGTGCTCCATCAATATGTCTAACCAAGCTAAATCACTTAAGTCATTGATGATAAAAATTACTTCATTCGCTACGTTCAACGCTTGCGGCATTGTCAATCGAGTGCGCGGTCTAACACTTATTTGTGTGCCGCTATAAACCTCAAACGGGCGTTCGCCTCCAGTGTGAACAATTGGGTCATAATCGTTAGCAACGAGCAACGCTGTCAACTCAAGCAAATTTTGAGCGGCTGGCTCACCGCCTGTAATAATAATGTCGTTCGGCGGTTCAATAAAATCCCAGACAATTGCCATCAATTGTTCTGAAGTTAAAACTGCGTAAGTATTTGTTTTGAAATTATCTTTATCGAGCATTTGATCGACAGTCACTTCTTCCCCGACTGGATCACAACTAGGGGCAAGTGCTCCAGGGTATGGACTATGAGGGCAATTGAAACAACTGTTTGGGCAGCCTTGCAACCTTATAAAAAGGCCATGACGACCCATTGTTTGGCCCTCCCATTGGAAGTCAGCATAAATTGAATTGACCCTTAATTCTGTGTCAGTCATGGAAGCCGGAGATGAAAGGTTCGTTGCAATAATCAATCAATGCGTCTTGCCATGGCATCGCGATAGACGGACGCTTAGCGCAAGGCATTTTAATGACTGAGTTGTAAACACATTCAAAAGTTGTATCCACCCAAACCCAAGCTTCTACATTGTCATATTGGTGCGCATAATCTGCCAACGTGAAGTCCCAAGCGTGGCCTTCTAGCAAAAGCATGTTGTCTTGTGGCGTGTCACAAATGGGAAACTTGAGACGATCTGCGACAGGTATTGCCAACATCAATCCAGGTGATGAAGGTGCATGAACACAATCAACATTTGCACGGCGGCATTGCGCAACGATTAAATCAACCGCTGCATCGAAACCGGCCCAAGTGAGCTGAACGACGCTCATGCTTTGGCCTCTTCATTTTTGGAGCGTTCAGGTCGGTGCTGCCCCGCCGCCGCACCCCTGGTCGGGGCCGCTGCCTGCTTTGAACGCGAGGGGAAGGGCTGAGCCTTCGTGAGAATCTTACATCGTGTCTCTTTGTCTAGTGGCATCAAATAGGTATGTTTCCAAAGCAAAGGACCATATTCAACTTTTTTGCCTGTCATTTTTGAAATTTTTTCAGGGCTTGCGGTGCCATATTTTGCATTAGCTGATCGCTTATGAACCTCAACTCCATTAATAAGCAGTTCGCGTTGCGCTTGAGATTTCCCTGCATAAATCCAGTTTCCAGCCTGATAGATGCCGCCATGGTGGCCCTGCTCTGGATCTGCATAACTCAGAAGCAAACGCATTCCCGGCATTTGCTTCTTTAAAAATTTTATAGCGATTGACAAAATTCGACTGACTGTCGTGATGTGTGATCGCATAGCGACTCTTACTAATTCGCACATCTGTGTTTGTTTTAATTCATAAGGTGTTGCGATGTGGTTGTTGGCACCCCGGCCAAAAATCACAACGCCTATAAATTTTCCATCTTCCCAAACTCCAATTTTTGCAAGCTTTCCAGAGGGCAATTTTTTGGAATAGTGCCAATTAAGGCAAGCGTGTCTTGCTGCGTCAATGCTGACCCATGCAAGCTTTAGTTCAGGCTTTTTGTGTAAAGGCATGGCCACACTCCGGGCAACGGCAAGAGATCTCTTTATCGTCCATTTCATCAAGCTGCCCTTGGCTGTCTCCATCAGCTTCATCAAAATCCGGCTCCGGCAATAAGCCTTCAAGCTCATCCGGGCTCCAACCCATTAAAGACAAGTCAAAGTCAACAATTTGCAGCCCGACCAGTTCTTCTCGCAGCAAGTCAAGATCCCAACCCGCGTTGAGTGCCAATTTGTTGTCGGCAAGTATGTAAGCTTTTTTTTGCTTAGGCGTTAGGTGATCAAGGACAACGACCGGAACCTCATCCAAGGCCAAATCTCGCGCGGCTTCTAGGCGGCCATGGCCAGCGATAACGCCGTGCTCACTGTCAACCAAAATCGGATTTGTAAATCCGAACTCAACGATAGATGCCGCGAGCTGGCTGATCTGCTCAGGGCTGTGTGTTCTGGCATTGCGCTCATAAGGGACCAACTTTTCAATCGGCCAAACCTCAATCCGCGTTGCCATCGCGGGGGAAAATTGCTTGCTCAATAGCTTGCCGGGGTTGCGTTG